AGCACACATTGAAGTTATAATAAACATAATAATATAGGAACTACCCGTATTTAAATGTTTTTTTATACAAAATTGAGTATGCGTTTTTCAACCACACACGCTACATACATATTTTTCAATTTTCTATTTCATTTCAGATTTGTCAATATATGTAGACACTTTATCTAAGAAGGCTACCATAGATCCCGTATATTCCATTCTCCCGATATGTTTTAATTTAATTGAAGGATCAACCCAAACTGAGCCACCTATATCTTGCCAATACCTACAAAACCCATAATCTTCAGATAAAAATCTGTTTTGATGAGTATCAATGTAAGAATTAAAAAACGCATATGTCCATTTCTGTTCTTCTTCGTTTAAGGCATTAGTGTCATCACTATATTTTAGATGAGGATATTCTTTTATCATTTTAAGAAACGCATTTCTAGTAATAAGCATAAATCCAGTGCCGGCATCAAATATTTCTAATGCCCCATTTCTAATATTAACAGTATGAGTTGCTCGATCTTTTACTGGATTCACCACCCATCTAACACTTTGTTCAAGCAAATCTTCAGGTTTAACTCCATTTTTAACATTTTCTGCTACTAAATCCCAATTAACAGATTTAATTGGATAGGCAGCACTCATAATTTCTTGTTTATGCCATAATAGTTTAATAACATCTTCTGGCTCAAACCCAATGTCTGCATCAATAAACATTAAATGAGTCATTTGATCTTGTGCAAGAAATTTTGCAACCATATTGTTTCTTGCCCTGCTAATTAATGAATCAGTAATTGTTGCTACACCAAATTTAATGTTACGATCTCTGCAATACATAATTGTTTTAATGAGCGACATCATAGTTGGTTCGCTTATTAAGCGATCATAACAAGGTATTGCAAATAGAATATTCCATTTGCTGAATTCTTTTTGAGTGATTTCTATCGGCTTTTGGGTCGTTTTGTTTGTCATGGTCTTTATTATACTATACAAAAACGGGCTGGATTGCTCCAGCCCGTTTTTATGTTTAATTGTATAATTATTTCTTATTGGCAATCGCGGGTTTCTTATTCTGAGCGTTATTTGTGTTTTTAGCACCCTCAGTCTTTGACAAATCTACAACTCTGAAATACAAAGTTGAGTTTGTTTTATCAAAGTGAATCTGCACATTCAAATTTAGTCTCTTAGCCTGTGCCCGGATTCTTTGTTGCATTGAATTATATTTTTTACCAAATTCAATGTTGTTAATTGAATATGGTTTTCCATTTTTGCTCGACAGTAGCAATGTGTCAATAATATTTTTCAATTCTTCAGACACTCTGCCTGTTCGTGAAATTACTGGGAAATTACTTGCTTCTTTGATTTGCATTTTATTCTCCTGTAGTTGGTTTTGTTATTTAGCCTTTTGGCTTGGTTGAAACAATAACAGCAAAATTGGTAGCCAACAACCTTTTTAATAAATTTCTTTTTAATTATTTAAAGAAGACGATAAACATTTTTCTAACTGAGCCGCCAAAACTGCATTTTGAAATGTAAGTTCAGATATTTTTTCTAACAGTTTTTTAACAACAACTTCGGCATCAACAGAGTTGATATCTTTTACAAGTTCTGTATCCATAATCCCTCCTCTTCTAATTGTATCTTTGATTGTGAATATCCCGGCGTAAATTGTTTCACATTATGATCATATTTTGAAACCGATTGCATTTCATGAATATCGTCATCAATTGATGTATTGTCTCCCCATATTTCAATTTCAACTTCTGTTTCTATTGACATGTTTTCTATTGCATTAAAAACAGAGCCGGCCAACGCATCTGCCATATCTTTAGAGCCAGAATTTGGGTGATCAATTCTATTATTAGAAAACAATCTTAATTTCAACAATTCATCTTCTACTAAAACTTCATTCCAATAGCCTCTTAAGCGAGTGTCATAAATTGAAGTCATTAATGTATCATAATCAGTTTTTTTAACACTATGAAAGTCAGCATTAATACCCAACGATCTTAAGCTTTGAATCATCTCAATAGATTGCCATCTATCAAATGTTACTTTAGCGACATCAAATTTTCTACAAAGATCAACAATTAATTGTCTTACTGAAGCAAAATTAATTTCTTCACCGGGAGCTGCTTTCCAAGAATATATTAAATCAACATTAATTATTGGAAGCGTTTCTACGCCAACTGATGTTTTAATTTCTTTAAATCCGGAACAATGAGCCATACATAATGCTGTTCTATCTCGTTTAAAACCTAAATCTACATGAATAAAACGCCTATGATTATCTGTGTTATTAAACCATTTATGGAATCTCCCTTCTTCATCAATTGGATCATCAGCATACATAAATGCTTTTCTTACTTTATCTTCATCTCTAAAATAAGCATCTTCCATAGTTGGAGGATCACATTCAAACCTAGATGCAGCTTCAATTGGATTTCTAATATATTCTGATTCTAACTGTTCTCTTTTAATTGTAGGATTTACTTCCCAGGTTGCTGCTTTTATTGACCAAGTTTTTGGCTCTCTTTTCTCCCTAGAATTAAAATATCTTTGTTGAATAAAGTCTCCTTTATATCTAGGAAATGATAATAAAATAACTTTTCCAATATCCGGAAACCGAGACATAACAGATAATTTACTCATGTTATATATTGCAGAAGCAGACCCTTTTGCTCTTACATCTCCCTTTAATTCGCTATCTGTTTTAAATGCTGATATTTCATCCAATATAACCGATAATACTTCATAACCTTCCCAACCTTCACTTTCAGAGTGACCAGAAAATAGTCTTACTGGTCTAGAAAAGAAAAATATTTCTGATACTCTTGGTTCAAAACCAACATTATTAAAATAAGGAGATCCAAGTAATAAATTTTTTAATGGTTCAAAAAATACCCTTTGAGCCTGCTGCGCATTTACAGCAAGGTTTAATAGGTCTATATAAACACCATGAGCTTTACCAAAATAACCTAGGGGGTCTCTTAAACAATGTAATAAATAAACAGTATATGCCATTGATATACGAGCACAATGATCTTTGCCGGAACCTTTACCGAGCATACAAATAACTTCATTGTCTGTATATTGATCATAATAATCTGCGCCTTCTTTTTCACCAAAAATTTTTTGTAAGGTTGTTTTTTTGAAGATTTGGGTGCTATGCTTTACTATTTCAAGCTGAATATCGGAGAGAGGAGGTAAGCCTAAATAATGTTTCTTTTCAACAAAAGTAGGAATATCTACAGGGTTTTCTATAAGTTCATCTTGTCTCAACAATCTATCAAAATCATTAAATTCAAGGTTGATACCAACAAAATCAGACATTGTTTAAATTCCCCCCGTCATAGCAAAAATACCGTTCTCAAATTCTGGCCAATTTTACGACAGTCATCACAATAACACGGTCTCAAATTCTGACCAATTTTACGCCAGTCATCGCAATAATGCGGTCTCAAATTCTGGCCAATTTTGACCTTAAGTGTCAAAAAAATAGTTTTCAAATTACGAGCCCTCTTGAACAACATCCATTTGCCTGCCTGTCATAATTTCAAATGCAATTTCTAATTCTTTTCTAACTTCTTCAGCAATTGCCGGATGTTTTGAAATTACATCTCTTAATATTTTTGATAAAATTTGATTGACATTTTCTGCTTTCTGCATTCTGGCGATGTATTCTCCATCGGTTTGATTCCCACCCAGCAATTTATGAAGTTGAGCTTTTTTTGTAGCAATCTCTCCAGCCAATTTAATTGCTTGGATCCGGGCTGCAACCATGCCATTGTCGGTTGCAATATTAATTGTCTCCCACGCTTCTTTGCTTAATTCATCAAATTCAGTCAAAGCCTTTATTGTATTATATTGAACCTTTTCTAAAAAATATGGGTCTTCATCAATCATTTGATTTAAAATCAATCTATATTCTTGTATATAATCTTTTACTTCATTAGCAGTAAGAGACATTAAAGATGCAATTTCCCTGGTCGAATAGCCTTTTACATGCAAAACACCAACTTTTTCCACATCTTGAATTTTGTTAATTAAACTTTTTTTCTTTACTTGCTCTAAATCTGACATCATCAAATGTAATATCCCTCAGTATATTTTATCACATGACGAGTATAATTAAACGAATTTGAACTCTACTCTTCAACAGAAAAAGCTATCTTTTTATTGGCTGCGTCAGCCGCCTCTCTTAATCTTGGCATTGGTAGCCCATGAATTTTTGTATATTCAACGCGATAATTAAACCACCCTTCAACAGCCTTCCACATTTTGTCATCTGTGTTTTTAGCCAGTTCCTCCATTTCTTCTTTAGATAAAAGATAGCTAAGGACCCCTAATGGCATATATACAACTACATCGTAATTAGGATCTTTGTTTTGACCAAACTTGCTTAAAATAGATTGGAAATCTGTAATCATTTTTACAACCGGCGTTCCGGAAAAGAAATCAACATTGCCATAAATATTTCTTTCTCTTGGGCAAACGTCATCTACTCCAACAAAAGCACCGTAACTTCTACAAACCATTGGTCTGTACGAATAAATTGTGCACCCATTTTTATAAAAAGCACATTTTCTCTCTGTTTTACCACCAAACTCCCATGTTGGATCATTCATTGCTTCTTTTAATAAAGAAATAACAGAATTGTACCATTCATCAGCATATTCCTTACCTTTGTCTTCTAAATGTAAATAGAATTGTTTAGTAATGTTATAAGCAATGTTGGCACATTCTGTCATGTGTATTGTTAAACCAATAGTGCAGCAATGACCGGCCCCGAGGCATTTGTATTTTGTTTTATTTTGACTCGCTTCTATTAGCCTTGCGCTGTTATAAACCATATCAAGTTCAGCAAAAATTCCTAAATCACCTAAAGCAACTTGTCTTTGCATTTACAGCCCTAAATTCTTCTTTTTCAACTGTATCATTTTCCTTCTATCTCTTTTCATCTGCTCTGCTTTTTGTTGCATTGAAGACTTTGGCTTTTTTGATGTGGATGCTAAATTGCGACCCTTGCCCCTAAACTTAAGCAAATCGTATTTATCGCACCAGTTATATAACCCTTGAGGGCTAATTTCTATATTATAAGTTTGTTTTAAAAGTTTAACTATATCAGTTAAGTTCATGCGTTTTTTAACATAATGCTCATACAGCCAACTTTTGTCTTTATAGGGTTCTAGGGCCATTTTCCAATCCTATTAAATGGTACCATAATCCAATACCGATTGCGTCAACAATATCATCATCTTCTAAATTATTTTTAGGAACTTTAAAATATTTTACAATAATGTTTCGTACCCTATCTTTTCTTTCTTTTTTTCTCTTAATTTCTGTATCAAAAATTAATTTATCCTGTTTAGAAAGATTTTCGTATCCAATATTTCTTTTCCAAATTATTGGATTAATATCCAAAACTTTAAAACAATAATTTTGCACTACGCCCCATGTATAGCCAATAATGTATGAAATGATCCGGCTTGTTTGAAAATTTTGAATATATACAGATTGCTCAATGACACAAACAGAAGGGTGGTGTTTTTTACAAATTGTTTTAATCCCATCATTGATTTCGTTAAATTTTATAGCAATATCGCTATTTTTTGTAAATTTTATTTTACCACAATCAATTAATTTACATTTGTTATAGGCTGTGGTTTTTAATCCAAAGTTGCTATTGTTTGTAGATTCAATTATTGCCCAGCCAAGAGAATGAGAAGATGGATCTATTGATAAAATAATTTTATCTTGGCTAACAATATTTTTTAAATTCATTTCATTTCATCTCTAAGTTTTTTTTCATCCCAACCCCAATCAACCAATCTTTGTATATATCTTTCTTGTTTGCATTTTTCGCATATATCTTCTTTGTTATATCTAGACAATATTGTTGTACATGCCTTTGTTTTGCAAACTCTTACTTTATTTTTATTACGTTTTTTTTCGTAATATTTTTCTAATAATTTTTTATTAGTAACCACTTTTCTGCATGCAGCAGAACAATATATGCTATTATAAGATTTAGGGATAAATTTTTTTTTACAATCTAAATTTTTGCATACTTGTCTTTTTTGTTTATCATTGTTCAACACCTTCTCTCCAACACAATGCAGACAAATTACAAGAAGAACAATTTTTAGATGTTCTTTTGTAAGGTCTGTTGGGGATACTGCCTTTAAGGTAGTTCCCATAAATTTCTATATATTTATTAAATAATTTATCTATAAAATCTTGATCTTTTTCTATATAAATTGGTAAAATTTCTTGATTATTTTTACATTCATAAATTACAAAACCGCCATCTAAATTAAGACATTGCATGTATATTTGAGCCTGACGATGATGTTCGTCTTTTGGCTTCTTGTAAAGCTTTCTATAGTGAAAACCTTCTGAGCTTATTGATTTTAATTCAATTAATTTATCTCCATGCCAATTAATAATTCCATCAGCAGTTCCTTCAATTGGGGGCGATACATAAGTTATAGGAATTTCTTCTGCGACCAAAATTCCCATTTCTTTAAAATAATTATAAAACCTTGTATGAACCGCATGTCCATTGTCAAAAATTCTAAGAGTTTGAGCTTGAAAATCGGGAGTAATTGAAACCCCTTCAAACATATAATACCAATAACGAGAGCATTGATTGGTATAACTTGGATGAAACCCGTTGACTTTTTTAAACTCTACTTGATTTCTTTTTAATAAACTATCATCAATTGATTTGTTTAAAGTATTTTCTAATTCATTAATCGTTAACTTTTCTACAACTGGTTCTTTTACAACTGGTTGCCTTAGTTTTTTTAAAGATTTCATTGCATAGCCCCCTTCGCGGCTAGTTTTAAAGCGTTTATATTTTCAGTTAATGCCTCATACATAGTTTTCCAAATATCGTTTACAAACTTATCTTGATCATTCATAACAGCAGATTTGCGCTTAAAAATTTGCGATTTTACAATCATTAATGTCCTATAACCTGCCAATAGATTTGCTGCTTTAATTGCTTGCATACCAACATAATGTTCTGGATTTTGTACAATATCTTCAACAATACGCAAGCACTCTAAAAATTCATCTGCCTTGTCTCCCATCATCGCAGTAATGATGTCTTTATTTACAATAATATCTGCCATTACAAATCCTTTTTTAAATCTTCTGTCTTAACAATTGCTTCTTTATAAAAATTCCAGTTTTTGCGCACAATGCCGTGATGGTGATTGTGCCGGTTACATAGTTTGTGAATTCCAATAAAATATTTATAAATATAAATACCAAAATAATATCCATCATCCCAATTATAACTAGCACCAAAAGCTCTCCAATAAGATAGTTTATCACAAAAAAAACAGTATCTCCGTTTAAACATTTTTAATTTTTTCTCCAATCCATTTAGCAACTGGTGATGCTACTGCATTGCCACACATCTTGTATCTATTTGTATCTGCAATAATTTCATCTTGATCGGTATATTTAGTGTGATTATCGGGAAAGCCCATCAATCTTTCGCATTCTAACGGAGTTAATCTTCTTAAAATAAGATCTGATGTCATCACGCCATGCTGAGATATTGTATCTAGCGTATAAGATGGATCGTTTTCATCACCAAACCCCTTACCTTGTGGACCGGCTGTGTCCGATCTTCCAATAATTGTGCCTTGAATTGGAATTGCAATATGGTCTGCGGAATCAATACCAATCCTGAGCGTTCTATAGATATTCTCAGAAACAGCATTATTATAACCATCGTAAGCCAATACGGATTGCTCTATACCAACTAATGGTACTTGACCCCCGCCAGTTCCCATTCTGTGCTTAAGGGTAGGAGCAATTTGATCGTCATAAATACGAATATCGTTTGTTCTTGTGCCATCAACAATAATTGGCGGAATAGCAATATGTGGAAAATTATCGCCATTATGATGCTCTGCCCTAAGAGTTGGCACTACATTTTCGGACACCCCACCGCCTTGACGAGTCATAACTCCAGGTTGAAAAACGAGTACGGTTGCTCTGCTTTCTCCACCATTATCAAATGCATTAAGGGTTGGAGACACGCCCCCCTCAGACCATGTTTCAAAATCTTCTGTATTTTGCGCGCGTCTAACTTTTACAAA